CTCGCGCAAGGATCGGGATTTAGTTGGATCTCTATTCCTAAATTAAACTCGAAAGCGTACTTGTCTCCGGATGATCTCTCGTGCAATTCCCTATCCGTTGCTAACCTCAAATCCCAGCACTCCAACCCCGCCATGAAGGTTGCGAGTTTCTGTTTCGAGTTCGATGACTCGGGGATGCCACTACCATCGGGGGTGCAATCGATGGCGACGTTTCTGGCGGCGGGCGGCAACCGGGACTTTACGCAGTCCTGCTGGGGTGGGCCAGCACGACGGTTATACTCTTACTCCGGCCAGTTCGCGCGGCAGCAGATTGCGACAATCAACCCAAGCACACCGATTATCGCAGCGGTTACGATTACAGACTACGACGAGAATACCGCGCTGGAGCCCAAATTAGCCGAGGCCGCAGGAGTCAACTGGAGCACGCTGTAATGTGGACCTACGTCATATCCAACGGCTACCTTGGCCACGATGGCCAGCATATCGATACCGGATACAGTGGCCACCCCCCGTATGTGAACGATGTAACCGCAATCGCGATCAGGAATGTCGGCCCCCTGCCAACGGGATTCTACACATTTGACGCCGCCATCGACAGCCCGCAACTCGGCCCGTGCGCGATCCCACTCACACCCGACCCGGCCAACTTTATGTTCGACCGATCCGGTTTCTTTGTGCATGGTGATAAAGTGGAAGCCCCCGGAGCCCATCTCGCGTCCGACGGCTGCATGATCTTCGGACACTCTACCCGCATGATGATCGATTTGAGCACCGATAAACAGTTGCAGGTGGTAGCATATTGAGGTTGAGGCAGTGACGGAGGGAGATACCGATATGGCCAACAATAACAAATGGCGACCAGTCACGCAGGGACCAGCGGCGGAACAGTCACAAGTGGCACAAGCGGCGCAGGGAGTCGACGATACACCCAATCAGGGCATCAATCCCAGCCCGAATGGCGATCCTCCGGCTCCAGCCCTCACCGATAGTCAATCGGCCACCAATCCACCCGCCACGGGGCAGGAATCGGCTTCAACTACCGATCTAGCCGCTCTCGTCGCCAACCTGTCCCCGGAACAGTTAGCCAGGGTCCGGCAACTGGCCAACGCCCACGGCATCGCGTCCAATATCGGTCCCCGCAAGCTACCCAACGGCAACGTGGTGATCGAAGTCGAGATCCCCGCCGAGGCGGTTGAGCCGTTGTCTGTATGGGCCGAGGCTGCCGGAGAGCCACTCGCTGCGTTCATCTCCAAAGTGGCAGGGGATGCGATCGTCAATTACACGTTCGGCGACTGGGGGGCGGTGGCGACGATGGCGACGGTGCCAGCGCCTGTAACCGCGGCTACACCCGAGCCCGTAACCGCAAAGTAGGCCAACCGTGCCATTTGCCAATCTGCCGCCGCAAGGCACTCTCTATATCCAAAACTTTAACGGGATCGCATGGGCTCAACCGGGGGGGCCGAACACACCCGTTTATCCACAACAACAGATCGGCGTGCAGTACCAATTCGAGCCCACACCGGGATCGATTATCTGGTCGGAGAATAGTGGATTGTGGTCGTTCTCGTGCTCTCACTGGGCTATGGAGCCAATGATATTTCAAGATTTCGATGAGATGCTGGGAGTAAGTGTTGCTGTGATTACGTGCCCGATTTGCACCTGCGTGAGTCGTTACCAGAGCCCTTACTCCAGCATCCACGACGTGTTCGCGTACCCGATAATCATTCCCTAGCCGTCACCCTTCGCCATCCACTCGCACAACCCCAGCAACTCCCTCATACTCACTCCCAGTCCGTCCGCATACTCGAATAAAGTCCCCATAATCGGCGTCGCTTTATTCGTTTCGATCTTACATACATGTGTGCGAGGTTTGTGCAGGACGCGCGCCAGTTGTGCCTGAGACAAGCCCATACGGACGCGGAGATACCAGACGACGAATGGCAGCCAGAACAACACATCACACGCGGGGCGATAACGGGCTGGAATGGCAATCGGTACAGTCATAATAGGCTCGGATACTGTCTCGACCACTTCCACAGGTTCAGCGAACTCCGTGCGGCACCGCCTGCACTTACCGTTTACCGTCTCGAATTGCCGCAACTCGCAATGCCTGCACCGGACGACATTGCGAGGCGGGACGGAGGGTGACGCAACTATAGTTCCGGACTGAACGACAGAGCCCATATCGTTATGCCAGCGGCGCGATCGGTTGCAACTGTGTAGGGTCCACTTTCGACTTCGCCACCGTATCCGCGGCCAGCGCGGCGGCAATCGCATCGTCAAGGCCAGCGATAATCGACAGCGCGGACTGCGGCAAGTTGGTCTGGGATTTCAACGTGGCGATAACGCCGGCCAGCGCGGCCAGCACAGTGGTCGGGTCCAGTGTCGTAGTCACCCCCGAAGCCACCACGGCGTTGAGCGACGAGAATATCGCGGCGACGATGGACTTGATGGAGGTGGAGACTTGGGGAAGGTTCTGGACGACGGAGGAGAGAAGGGATGCGATCAGCAATGCGAAGGACATGACTATTTTCCTCCCGTGACTTGGGCTGCGATACCCGTAATATCGGACTGGACTTTGTTGATCGCGGCAGTGACGGGAGCGGTTGCAGATGCACTACTGTTTCCACCCGCCGCCCGCCACGCTTGGTACACAGTGTTCGCGGTATCGTAGTCGGAGATCGCCTGATTCAATACCATCTTGAGCGTCAGCGTCTCAGTCACCTTCCCACTCGCAACATCGGCCTTGAAGGAATTCAACGCGGCCTGCGCATCATACAGTACGCGATAACTGTAGGCGTCGAAGGTTGACAACTGTCCCGGCACTGGAGCGACTGCCGCGTGGTTAGCGCACGCGTTTGTCAGGAGTGAAAGCGAAAGCAGCATAAGGAGCGGCGGCAACAGCCTCCGCATCGGTCGATACTTCGATATCGGCATTGGTACTCCCTTCGTTGGTTGGAATTGGTGCAATTGTAGTCGAATTCGTCCGGCTGTCAAGGAACGGTTGGAGAATGCGATGGAGGCAGGATTCTCCGCAGATTATTTTGACGCCGTTTTCCTTGGAACCAAAATCACTCCAGTGCTCGATTACAAAATGCTGATCGGAGCCGTCGAAGACCAACAGCCATTTGTTAGCGATCTTCTTCTCGGCACCGCACACGTCGCAGCAAGCTTTGGTCGTCCAGCCCATTACGATTGCCTCCTTTCTGGATTCCTCCACACCAGATACGCCCGCTTGCTGTGCGCGTGCGCGACCAATGCCTCGCACGGCCATTCCTGACACGCGAGTACTGGTCCTCCACTGTGATCACATTGAGTCACCGCGTCGTGGAGATCGGGAGTGTAGGTGTTGGTGCGCGGGGATTTGACGAGCGTGCGGAATGGATGACCGTTGGCCATATTGTTACCGTCCTCCCACTCCCGGCATTGCCATCGTCGCCTTTACAAAATGCCGCATATCCGCGTTGTCGTCGGTATACGCTATGTCGTGCAATTGCATCCCTAGTTGCAGGATCGGCGGGTTGTCGAAATACATCTCGAACAGTTCATGGTTGGGACGCATGAACCAGAAGATGTGAGAGTTGACGTAAACGACCTGGCAGTCCCAAGTGTGTTTGAGTGGGTGATGCCACTTGCGGATCGCGGAATCGGTGCCCATGCCGATCCAGAACCAGCACAGAGCGATGAACAGCATGAGAGGGAGAGCGCGACGGTTCACAGTTCGTCCTCGTCTGGTTTGCCGACCTGCACATACCTCGATCCTTTGCCCGTCTTCATGCACTCCGCGATCACCATCGCGCTGACCCCCTTCTCCAGCAACTTTTTGGCATCCACTCTACGGCTTCCCTTCTTCTCCACGATGTTCACTGGGTAGCCAATGCAGGTTACGTGCTCCTCTCCAGCGACATCCAGCGCGGTGACCAGAGCCTCCTTCAATTCTTTGAGGATACCGTTGCGGAACTTGATCTCGTTCTGGATGTCGGTCACCTTATCGACCATTTGGTCGAAAGTCAGCAACTTTTCGCCGTCTTTGAGCTTGATCCGTTGCTTGAATCGTTTAAGTTCCGGTATCGAGTCCCATTCCTTCACGGGCATCGACTGTTCGATCTCCGCCGCCAGTCTTGCCATCTGCGCGCGCGCTAAAGCTGTCATGAAATTGTCGTCCTCTCTATTGTTCGATTTCGTTCTTGGTCAATTCCCGCTGAATACGCATCCACATATCGTAGGGTACAAGCACCGCCTCCTCTTCGATCTGCCAGATGTCGTCGAAATGCTTGAACGCTTCGATTTCACATCGTTGCATCTCGCGGACCTTGGTCTTGAATCGAGTAAACGTGTGGTATTTGACCCGCTCATCAAAGAATAGTGCCATCACCCGTTCCCCCACCAATCACTATCTCCATCCTTCCATTCGCGCCAGCCACCAATTCCACCACCTGTCCATCCCCTACACCCATCAGATCGACAATCTCCTCGGGCACCGTCATCTCGGTCACGGTATGGACGGTCGATGAGTACTGATGGCGGCGGAGGCGAACCGACCGAGTTACAGTTTCACTAGCCATCCGCTTTTGTGACCTTGATCCACTTCTCCGTTCTATGCGCTTTCACCAGCACCGTATCCCCGGCCTCCAGTCCCGTCAACTCCACCACCGCTTTGGGGATCGTCATGGCCAGTCCGCTGTCCTTGGCTTTCCCTCGCGACCGGAACACGGTCATGGCGCGGATCACAACGTTCCCGCCCGTATCGACTGGCGGGCTGGTCGAGCGCTGCTTTGCCGTTCTCTCCGTTCCCCTCTTTGTCATATCGTTAGCATATCGTTAGATATCGGCGATGTCAAGGAAAATCCGCAACTTATCTCAACTCCCCTGATCCGACCACTCCATGCCGCAACTATCGCACACGATATTGCCCTTGCGGATAATCAGGACGTGGCCGGTCCCATCCTCACGTTGACACTTGTCCAGTTTCTCTCTGTAACGAGATACTGCGTCAACAAGACTTGTGGGAAGCAAACGATATCGTGTTGTTGTCGGAACTATTTTCACCTGCACATCCTCATTGGCTGCGATAACCATAATTAGTTCTCCTTTGATCGACTTACGATTTAGAATTCAAACTTAAACTTATGGGACGGAGGTATGGCGGTTAGCCACTGTCCTCCGTCCGTTCCACGAGCGCCACTATTGCAGTCCAATAGCGATTGCCTGCGCCGCAGAAATTGTTGTGCGCTGGTGCCGCTGTACCCAGCCACGCACTCATCGCAGTTGTACAATTGCATCCTCGGCTGTCTCTCGCCGTTCACGATTAATTCGTGCCCACATTCCAATTTCACCACCCACTGCCTGCACGGCACGTCGTCGCTGTACGGGGATTTGGCGATCTTGACGGGACGCATTCTCAATCGACGGATGCCCATGTCAGTGTTTCGCCGCTCCCCAGCTTGGCCCAAAATCGCCCTCCGCCTCTAGCGGCACCCTCAGCTGCGTCGTCGTTGTCAGCGCCCCTATCACCACTCGATGCACCAACTCCCGGCACTCCGGCTCATCCGGCAATTCGTGAATCACTTCATCATGAACGGGCAGTAAAGGCTCCACCCCCGCCACGCGCCTCAACCCATCCCACATCGCCATCATGGCGCGTTTCAGTATCGTATTCGCACTAGTCTGGATCAGATGCGCGTACGAGCACCTCTCGGCTTCCGCTCTTACCTTGGGAATCGGCGACCATATCTGAGGCAGATATCTCATCCTGCCACTCAGGGGATCGACCGCCAATCCAGTCGCTCTGGTTCGCTCCATGCAATCACTCTGAAACCGTTTCGCGCCGGGGTAGATCTCATACCACGTATCGAGCATCGACTGGCAATCGTCTTCGGTCCATCTCGATCCGTCCTGCCGGTACGCGCGGAACTTGATCATCTGGATACGCAGCCCGTATGCCTGGCCGCCGTTGATGATAAAAAAATTGACCACCTTCCCGGCCTGGCGCTGGTACTTTTCGATCCGCGATATCGGAGTTCCAAACATATCCGACGCCGACCGGGTATGCACGTCCCATTTCAGCTTCTCATCGTCCTTTGCCTCATGGCCCTTGATGAATATCTCGCACAACTTCTCATCCCGCGACAGATGCGCGAACGTTCTCATCTCCACGGTACTCAAATCGGCATCGTGAATTACTTTGCCCTCCGGTGCCACGAACCCATATCGGCATTCCGAGCCCAATTCCGACCGCACCGGGATGGACAGCAGATTCATCGGCTCGGCGGTGGATATCCGGCCCGTGACTTGTCGAGTGAGTTTGAATGTCGCTCGTGCGCGCCTATCCCCAGTGGACGCCATCAACCTCAGCGGCTTGACATACGTGCCCTTGAGTTTGCTGGCCTCGCGGTAATCTTCGATATGCTCGATGATCGGGGATAACGGTAGCAACTCCTCCAGACACTTATCGTCGGTAGACCCCCTCACGTCCCCGGACTCCCCGCCATCCGTCATGCGCGGTGGGGTCAATCCCAGTCCCCCCTTCGATACCGGACTGTACAACAATTCCGCTACCTGATCTCCCGAGCCGGGATTGATATCGCGCCCGGTTGCTTGAAATATCCGCCACTTCGCCACCTCCATCTGGTTATCGCATTTGTCGTCCAGCGCATCCCAGAACTCCGGCCCCGCGAGTCCAATCCCCACCGCGGACATCCGGTCAATCATGGGAACGATCCCGTGGTCGATACGGCAGGCTTCCTCCAATCCCATAGCTTTGACTTTTTCGATCAATGGCCGCGTGATCCGGAATTGTGCGTCGGCATCGCGGCTGCCATATCGAATTGCCCTATCGATATCGATATCGTCCATCGTTGGCGTGGGCATGTCGCCAATCACCGCTATGACAGGTTCCTTGGCGGCATCGGTCAATTTCATCCACCGCTTGCGTGGATCAACGGGCGAGCCGTCCTTGAGTACTTTCCCCGACTCCACGTCGGCGATAATCCGGGTGACCAGCTTGCCGACGCCTTGGGGCTTTTCTACGCGGGTGCCGTTCCCGTCAGACACGATCTCGGGCTCGGGCTCAGGCCATGACTGGATGAGAGTCGATTCGGGCTCGGGAGGCGGCTCCAGTGTCGGTGCAGATCCTTCCTTGGCCTTCTTTCTCTTCTTCTTTATCTTTGCCGCCAACTCCACCCACGGCGCGTCCACCGCCGATGCCACTCTCCTCAGATACTCCATCGCGATCCCGTGCCCCACATCCCCGATCAGATCGCTATAGTCCTCCTGATGCATCCCGGCGTGACGGTAGCACAACGCCTTCAACCCGCCCGGTTCCACGCATAGCAGATACGCGAGTATCCCGGTATCGACAAACGGTATGTCCTCGCCCGCGATATCGATGCCCATGCCGCGGAGTTGCGCGAAGTCATTGAGCATCGCGTAGTGGAGAGAGACGAGCACGCGGTCGCGACTCGCGTATAACCAATCACGGAGTTTGCGTACAGCCACGGTATCCGTGGATCGGATCATGTACCCGGTACCGGGACGGAGGGAGATTTGCGCCGACCACGGTTGATCGGGAGAGCCTTCGCAATCAATCCCCACGATGATACGATTGCCGATATCCAGCAGGCTCACAGTACGCTCCTGAGTATCGCATCCAATTCCTTCTCCTTGACCATCCGGTAATCGAGATCGGATTCGGGCACATCGTCCTCGACGGGGGATATCTCCTCATCCAACAACCGACCAAGCGACTGCACATCGTCAAAAACGAGGTTCAAGCTGTCCGCTGAGTGCGCCGCCGACGCCGGATGAATCATCGGGAGCACGATCCATTCCCCTTCCAGTTCCCCACCGAATAGTTCAGTCACTCGGATCGGCACACCATGACATTTATCCAGCTCCGGCTTGCGATACAGCACATGCTCGACCGACCACGCGCCGATTAACACAATCACTCTCGGCGCGCATAACAGTATCTCGGCCACGAGTTCATCATGATCGTCGGCGATATCCTGCGCGGTTGGCTTTTGGTAGTCGCGGTAGGATTTCACCAGATTTGTAACGTATAACGATGCGCGATCGATGGCAGCGGCTTCGAGACATAGATTGAGATATTTCCCCGAGATACCGACAAACGGTTTACCTTTACGCGCCTCTTCAAAGTCCGGGCCGTTCGCCGATCAACATGCAATCGGCTGGAACAGGCCCTTCTCCCGGTACTCGTTTTAGCGGTCGGTTGGCGAACGGATCAAACTTGCGAAATGACGGGCGTGCCGGCGTTCCAGTGTCGGGAAACGGTGGATCGAAAGAGGTAGGCGATTGGGGAGGCATAGGCGATTACAGCCTGCACGTCTGGATTACCTGGTTATCACTGTTGTAAACCTCAACCACTCCATCGAACAGCGCGTTGTCCACGAGCAGCCTCACTCCGATAAACTCGACCGCTACCAGTTGTTCGGTGGACATGCCCGCAGTGTCGATCTCACATGGGTTTACTCTCTTCAACAATTCATCCCGAGTCGGTTGATTCATCTTCATGTACGCGGCGATCTTCTTGCGCGGGTAGACGGTATCAATGGCATCCAGAGAGGCTTTAATGGACGCGAGATCAATACGCGGCGCGGGCTGCGACCGAGTAACAGTCCCCATGTATTGCAGCAGGTTGTCATGCTCGGGCCGAGTGGGTATCTCAATTTCACCTTCCGGCCAAACGCCGATCTCGGAGATGTGCATGTACCGCTTCGGATCGTCTGTCATTCCACCCACCCCTCCACAGGCAATATCGTCACAAATCTCGCATTCGTCCAACGGAACACTTCCCCGTCGTACAACTTTTTGATGTAGTACACCGTCTCCAGAGGCTCCGGCATCCCCTCTTCTTCCTCATTCCACGGTGGCTCATCTTCTTCTCGCGGATACGGTTCCCGTGTGATCTTATCGAGGAACCCGATCGCGTTATCGACTTTCAAGTAATCATACGGACCCGGATGTGGCTTGTCGCCCTGCCGCCACCATCCAGCAGTGGATGTCTCGATCACCACATCTCCGGGCTTGGGTGCTTCCATACGGTGATAGCGGCGGGTATTCGATGGACAGGAATTGCCGACATGTAAATCGCGGTCGGTGTCTTGGTGTCGGTTTCAGCGTCCTGTGCCATTCCCATTTCCCCCGTGCAACGCTCTCACTATTTTCTGCGCACTCAATTTCCCGATACCGTCTATGGATGCCCAGTCACTCTCACTCGCACTCACCATGTCAGCGACACTCTTAAATCTCGCCGCCACAGCCGCGCTCCTTGTCCTACCCACATTCGGCAACTGAGCCGCGATCATCCGGCTGATTGACGGGCGCACGAGCAGTGCTCTGTCAAACAATTCTCCGCGCATGCTGTCATACACCGCGAGATGACTTTCATGCTCGTCCCATCCCCGCGTCCACCAACTGTGCAACACCTGGACCCAGTTCGCGGCCATCTCGTAGTCGTCCACGATAGCCACCCTCACGCCGGCCTTGTGAGTCAAAGTATGCAGCCACATCTGGAGATCATGCCAGAGAAAACTCCTCCGCCTGCCGTGACTCGCATCCTTCCAGTACCCTTCGGATTTCCCCCGCTGAACCTGATACTCCAAAACTCCATCCCGCGCCCGCGCCCGGAATACGCCAATCACCAGTAACCAAACCTCATCGTAGGTCTGTAACATGCCCGGCAATTGATGTCCGCTAAATCTGCTGTCCTGAATACAGGCGAGTAAATCTCCCAAAACTTTTACCTCGGCGGTCACTGTCAAAGGCACGCCTCGCGGGCCAGTACCACAGAACGCAACGTCACCGAACTCCAACCGTCCCAACTCCACGGGCACGCCACGCCGACGAAGGAGAGGTTCCAATTGTGCCGAGCCCGCGCGGGGATCAATCGTTATGCACATCGGAAGCCATCTGCTCCTGTTCCTGTTCCTGTTCCTGTCCCGCCTTCACCAGCCAATTATGTGCGTCCGCTATCGACCCGAAAGGCCCAATCGGATGCGGGAGATCCCAGTCCCGGACGTAGTATCCGAGTTTTAATCCCGGTCCGCCCCGCTCGAAATCAATACGCTGTTTCATCTCGGTATACGTTACCCGAATATCGCTCCCATGATCGAATCGTAGTCGTTCAACACGATCTGACCGTTCGCCGCTGGGTTAAATCTGCAGTCTTCGATTTCCACGTTAAACACCGTGCCTTCCGGCGTGTCGTCGCGCACTGTCGTCGCCACCACTTGCACCAAAAACGCCAAATCCCCGAATCCCTTGCGCGCCAGTTCTCCGGTCTTGCGTCCTTTCTCTTTTCCGGTGGAGTCGATATAGTTCTCCCACACCGGGCACTTTTTGCTGAGGAAGAACACATTAGCATCGTGATCGTAGGATTCCCGGATCACATCGCGCAACTCGGCATTCACAGGCCCGTAATGGTGGGGCATAATTTGCGTGAGCTTGCCGAAACGGGCCAGCCTCAGTAATTCATACAACTCGGTATCGGTGTCTACTACAGTTGTGCCATTGCCGCAACTCGCCAGTCCATCCCGGTAGTTGGACACGAACTGCTGCCATACCTTGTCGGCGGCCTCCGCGACCTCTCCCGCTGACGCTTCCCCCGGTTGCACGGTCAACTCGTAATCGGCGACGTAAATCTTTTTCTCATCCTGGAATTTTTGCACCACGCCGTCCAGACCGATATCGAATGAGTGAACATAGATCGGCGACGGCGCGGTCAGTGAAGTGTGATTTTTTCCCGTCTTCTCTTCTCCGGTAAGGGAGATAATGATCCGCTTGGTGAGCGGCTTGTCGGCGCGTACGAAAGTGGATTTATGAGTGGATGACGAATTGCCGTTGGATGGCCGTGGTGACCGATTGATGACCGAGGCAGAAGAGGACTGAGACTCCGCCCGAGGCTGGGGCTTGTTGAGATTGAGCGCGCACATGATTACAGAATTCCTTTCTCGACCAATTTAGGGGACTTTTTAGCGAACCAGTCCCGTACTCGTATAACTCTCCAACCACCGGATACAGCGTAGGCATCACGCTCCGCATCACGTTTTATCTGCAATGGCTGTCTGTGTTCCGGACCATCCACCTCAATAACAAAACGACTAACAGGATCGGCAAAATCGAAGGCATAGGGGCCTATCATAAATTCCGAAAAGTAGCCTAAAGGCTCAAGGATCGAACGGAAGAGGCCATGAATTCCCCCTTGGGATTCTCTACGCGCCTTGCATAGATTACTGTGCCCCACAAGACTGCTCTTCATCGTTTCCCTAATTTTTGATTTGGTGGATTCCGATCTCGGAGGGTGAGGCAGGCCCTTCAACGCCCACGATATATTGCGCTTCCTTTCTTCCGAAAACACTTTACCTCTACACGCTTCTGAAATAGCCTTTCTATGCGCCTCTGTCAGCCGCCTACCTCGTAAGTGTTTTTTAGGCACACCCAGCGCGGACGCCGACATTTTAGCCCTTACCTCCTCCGGCACAACTCTTCCCCGCAGGGATTCTGATATACGGCGACGTACCTCATCAGATACACGGCTCCCCTTTTTCACGTTACAAAATCCCCCGATCCACCAATTTGTCTTTCGCATCCGAGAGCCAATGCAACTGTTTCCCGGTTACCACATACGACACGCCGTACACCTCGTATCGCTCGAACTGTGCGCGGATGAAATCACGGGTACGACCGTCGAGCGGCCCATCGTCCTCGTCCCACGGACAGGAGCCGATCATTTTCAGCAGTGTGATCGCACGCTCGGTATCGGACTGGGCGGTGCCCCCGGTGACTTGACCGATACCTTTACCGAGAGATGGCTGTGGAGTCGGTGTCATACTCACACGCTTCGGCGTATCGACCGGGGTATTGAACCTTGCCAACTCGTCCTCGAACGCCTCTTTGAATTTACTCTTATCCGGCCCGCATCCGCCTTCCATTCGAGCAGCGTCATCGGCCAACTTGTGCGCCCGCCGCGCTAGAGCTTCAATGAGGATCGGAGATATCGTCGTAACCGTCATCACAACCAACCTTTCTTCTGTGCATGCTCCATTATCTGCGACCAGTTATCCGCTATCTCCCTGTCGCTAAATTCCAGTCTCACACACGGAGCCTGCGGCACGGGCGGTCGCCAGTTCCCCGCGACAAAGAACACGCCTAGATTGCAGACATTTGTGCTCACCATATGGCAGTAGGACTTGCACTGCATCAGTTCCAGAAAGAAATACTTCTCCAGTTGCTCGAATTTCCACGCGGCCATCCAGCGGCATTTTAACTCCCATAACTCCCACAATTTGGTATCCAACCTGTCTGGCGTCCCCACAATCCCATCACACTCAAATTCCCCTGGATTGATGAGGGTGCCGCTCGTCACAGCTTCGGCATGGGCAAGGTCAAATACCCTTTCCCACAGCCACCCGCCACTCGCGTACCAGTCGAGATCGTCCTCTCCGGCGCTATCCTTGGCGATCCCAATCGTGGATGCGATGTCCCGGATCACGTCGGTCAGATGCAGCCCTGGCGACCGCGTGTGCCCGGTAATGGATTGCGGCCCGAGGATGCGCTGCGGGTACGGTGGTTGAGGTTCGAATGGGGTGACGATCACTCTCCTACCACCTCCTCCACCGTCCTCGACACCTCCGCGATCTCGCCATTCGGGATCACCAGCCGAATGCTCTCTTTGACTGCTGACCGCTCCAACGTCCTCCGCAACCAGTCTTCGTCGCCGATGTATTCGAGCACGCGAATGATACGAACCTTGGGCATAAATTGTGATTGTTCTTGGATATGAATATCAAATTAGGGATCGGATGGCGGGCCTTCGGGCGCTGCCCTACCCAGTGCGTGATCCGTCGGTTACTGAATGTGATTCAGTACCGCCATCCTCACCTTTGTGGTGATGCAGCTCTACTCGGCGAGTCCGAGTGTCGGCGGCTCATAGACGAACCCGTTGTCATTGAGTGTGCTGCGAAACGCCTGCGTGGCACTCCGCGCAACGGCTTTGTTGGCCAACTTATCCATCCCGTTTTCGTTGTAATACCCGAACACCAACTTGGCAATCTCCTTGACCTGGATCGTCTCGCCTTCTGGGATGCCGCCGCGCAGAGCGGAATAGAGATCGGCATCGTCGATATCGGACGCGGGTGCAGTTGTCGTTGCCGCCGCCGCCGCCGCTGCGTGCCCAACCGCTTTGCCGTTCGGTTTGCCACTCACAGTAGCCGCGGCACCAGGTTTGGCACCGACTGCGGGCTTGGTCGGCGATTTGGCCGGCGCAACTGTGTCCGCTCCCGGTAATGAATGGATCTTGGACACGAGTAGCACTGTACTGGGCCGCTGCGCGTTCTTGCCGGTGCGTATCAACCCGGTGCGTTCGACCGCTTTTTGCAGAAAATGCGCTCGGGTGCCGATAATCACCTTCAAGTTGCCGTCATCCAGCATCTCCTTGGGGAATCCGTTATCGACCAGCGAGGCCAGAAACATCCCCAGATTGGTGCTGTTGTTGATGCCCGATTTGCCGGAAGGGGAGATGAATCCTTCATGCGACTCTTCGGGCTGGAGGTCTTCCGGTTTGCCCGCCGAGTAGTATTGCGTGTGCGCGGTGCCGTTGTCGTCAGTGATCTCGACAGCAAGGAAAGGTGTGGTGGGATCGACTTGTCCGTTCATGTCCCATTGGACTGTGCCTGCGTCGGTGATATTGCCGTCAACGTCGTTAATGAGCCCTCCGGATGTAAACGTATCGGGGTTCATGGACATGCGTGCCGGTTTCGGTGGTGACGGCGGTGCCGCCTTCTTTGCCGCTGCCTGTGTTTGCTGTAAAGCCATAAGTTATCCTGCTCCTTGGTTCCCGCTACCGGGAGTGAATTGTAAAACGATTGAGCTATTTTGAAACGGAATCCCCGCTCTTACTCCGATCCCTGGTGCCCCAAGCCTCTTCCATCAACTTGTAGACATGGGCGTTGGCCGTCCGATGCTCTTTATCGGCCTCCCGGCGGACCCGAGACGCAGCCGACAGCGGCAACCGCACATGCAGAGATACGGTAGTCAATCTAACGTGGCCATTGTTGGATACTTTTGGCATACGCTGGTCACCTGTGGTTGATTGTGGAACGTTGACCAAAATAAATCCGGTGTGGAGGTTTGTCAAGATAATTCGTACAATTCGCGCATAGAATCTGAAATAACTGGGAACACCTACTGTTACTGTTTGATCTTGCGGCACCAGGGTTTGCCGTCAGTCGAGTTTTCCTGTATCCACGAGCCTTGAGAGGGGCAAGAATACACGTCCTCCCAATTAGGAGATTTCCATTCCCTGCCCGCACTAGTGGCGGGGATTTCTCTTGGTTCACTCTTAAGCGCGGGAATCATATCGAAGCACTGGCCATTCGTGCTGGATTCATTAGGCATACAGTCACGCCAGCGCGGAACCATCTCCGCTTCGGCCCTCACGGGGCAGTCGATCTTCTCTGCCTCTGGCATCAGTCGATAGGCGTTGCCGTGAAGATTGAGCCGTAACCAGCCATCCGCGGCTAACCACACGGAATCCGTAGTCAACGGCATAGGATCGAGGATGGGAATCTTAACCACTTTCGCTTCCTGCCCCACCGCCGATCCCGCCATCAGGCACGCAACCCAGAACCAACGCATAGAGCCTCCATTATTCAACTTTAATACCCTCATTTGTAAGCGCCTTTTTAGCTTGTTCTATGGCGGCTAAGGCTTCTGGCGAGTTGAAACAAGTACTACGAATTTTGCCCTCATCGACAATAACCTTTATTAAGTCCCATGTAGCTGTTCGATAATCAAGGAACTGCCGCAAATGCTGATAATATTCATCATGCTCCGGCCCGCGCTCAATCATCACCGATAGTTCGCTGGCGATTCGCATGATAGTTCCGGGGTTACTTTGAACATTCATACGGTTGACAGTTAGCCGCAATTCTTCGAGAAACTGCGACAGGCGTTCCTCTTTACTCATTTCCGCTAAAGGCTTCAACATAATCCTCCCTCGCACCCCACCATACCCACCATCCCCACCATCCCCCAGCGCCAATCCAACAACTAACAATCGTTTCATTCTCCGTCCCCCTTGCGAATAGCGGCAGCCACGTCTCGGCGATTAACCGCGCCACCAACCCAGAATAACGGCGCATTCTCTACTAGTCCAGCGTCCTTCTCCTTCTGTGCGGTCATTCCTGCGGAGTAAGCAGCCTGCACGATCTCCTTCAAATTAAGCCGCCGCAACGGTTCATCCACGAGATGCCAAAACTGCTCGACTATCGTTTCTTGGATTGGATCGGGGCTAGGATTCATCGGGGCCTCCAGCCCGTTTGCGAAGTTCGGCGAGGATATGATTTGCGGCATTCATAATGCAGCCTGTTATCATTCGCACATCGCCAGAATACAAACTATAGTAACGCGCGGCATTGCCGGCCAGGGAACTGGCGCATAACTCACAGAGCCACAGTTCCTTGTGGACACCATTGGACTCCATGCCGTGATCGTACATAGTGAGCGCATCGGTGTCGTAATGGCACGATTCGCATTCGTCCGGCTTATTCTTTCTCTCTGCCATTAGAGCCTCCCCGCAACTTTCGCCGCTGCTTCTTTCCCGACCAAAGCATCGCAGTCCTCAAAACGTTTACCGCAGTCAAGGCACTTATGCATGAGCGGACCCCCGTTGCGACTGCTTACCTGTCCGCTACCGCATTTAGGACAGTGTTTGCCGTACTTGTCGAGTAAATCTTGCAGCGAATCGCTCACTTCCCCTCCTGCCCTCGGGCGTTCTCCCCGGACTCCGTTGCGACTGGCGCGGGTACAGGATACAGTTTCTTCTCTATCTCGAATGCGGCGACTAGGTGATCGCGTAAATCAGAAGTCCAACAGCAACGGCAAGGTTTATTATGTGTACAATCATCGCCGCAAGCGCCGTACACGCCGATACGGTCGGCTAAACCCTCGATGATGTCATCCAACGTCTCAATTGCCATTCCCATCCTCCTTGGCTGGTGCGGATGCCAACTCTTCGCTTACGAATTTGTGCCACGCAAGGATTATGGATTCCGCCGCTTTGACTGCATGTTCTTCTGTTTCGGCTTGCGTCATTCGCTCCGGCAGTAGGGCGATGTAGCAGCTTGTCTGTTCATCCTTCCACGTATCCACACGGTGCCGCAGAACTACATGGGATTTATGCTCAGGTGCATTTTCAATAGCCTTGTAGCGTGCTAATTGAGTAGAAAGTGTGGTGTCCATAACATTCTCCTTTTCGATGGCTGGTGCGGATGCCAGAGCCTCAGCCAAGCCACAGATACACTCTAAGTCGATCCCTTGGTATTGCGGGCAATCGGAATCGTGGCGTCCGTACTTTCGCAGCGCCGCTTCCCGCTGATCGGCGTCACGCCTTAGATCGGCGATTATCTGCTCCAAAGAGCTATCTGTATCCTCTTTAGAAAGCACGCCGACCGCCTCCCAGATACGCTTAATAGTGGCTCCTCGCTGATCGGCCAACTCGCGCAAGCGCTTGATTGCAGTGATAGCGGATACGTCAAGCCGTCCTTCGATTAGTCCTTCGGTGGTGAGAAATTTGAACAGATTGCGCCAAATCTCTTTACCCGCGTCCAGTTCCTTGCGGGCCTCGGCAAGTTGCGCTTCCTTTTCCCCATAAAGTTCGCCAATGGCACGGTAGTACTTGTACCAGATGCCCTTTTCTGACTGCGTTGCGACAGCCTTTTCCAGCGCCCCTACCCTGCGATTCAATTCCCGATTCTTATTGCGGGCCTCGCGAAGCTCCCGCTCCGCCTTCTCAGCACGGTCCTGCCAGTTGAACATTGCCGCCTTGATTGACCAAGGCTCTCCGTGCTCTGTTGCGTAGGCGATTACTTTCTTGGCCCACTCGGCTTGCTCCCCTGCGGCGCGTGTTTGTGCGGATGCGCGTTCCCCCGCTACAGCACATCCTGTGGAAATGGCTTCTGGGATGGTCCCGGTGCCGTCATTGGGCATCACCTCCTTTCGAGGCTCCCCTGTGGTGCTGGGCGATGCCGCATACAAAGGCTGCCGACTTACAACCTTAACGCCTTCCGGAGCACGATAGCCGTTCTCTTCGCCAACATTTACCGACGCGAATTCAGCACGCTGTTTGCCATCCCAAATCACAATCAATTCTGCGACTGGCTGGGCGCTGGGCGATGCGGAGAGAGCCTCGCACTTACTTGTAACTGAAGCCTGCCACGCAATGCCGGCGCTAAAGGCGTGTGCCAAACTAATAGTCGCCCCGGACTTAGTCCATGTAATAAACCCCGGTTCATCACAACCAATCGACATCAAGTGATCCGCAACTAGGGGATGCCGCCATGAGTACTTGCCGCGAATATGCGTCCAAGCTGCCTCCAGCACAAGTTCGCCTCTCTCAGACCTCCCTGTCGCGCACATAACGCAAATTGATCGCTGTTCTTCTGGCCGGGGAGCCGCCGCATCCGTCAATGCAGGAGTCGATCCGCACGACAGGCAGCGATATTCCACCAGCCTCCAGTTCATGGTCCCATACTCGCCTTTGCTCACCATTACCGCGCCACAGACCGTACACGTAGGACCGGAGTGCCTAACATTGCTTACGAAATTGGCCGAGGGAGCCGCCGCGCCGGGGAACTGGAGAGCGCGAATTCGTTCCTCTATTCGGTTTTGTATCCACTCGTGTTCTCTACCGTAACTCAACGAGCGCGACTCTACGGCTGCTGCATCTCTCCCTTGCTCCCAATATCGCCTCAGCCGATCTGCCTCCTCATCCTCTTCGGTTGGCAAACTTCCTGCTAACTCCGTTGGCTCTGCTGGCGGCTGGGAGGGACGGAGGGAGCGATGCCAAGGATGTTGATTAGGCCACATGCAGCCTAATGCCTGCGAAGAATTCCATGCAAACCAGTCTTTTCTACCGCTCTCGCATTGCGGGCACACGTCCGGCTTCGCCTCTACTGGTGCAACGGTCGCCACTCGCGCTCTGTAAGCTAGTCCCGTGAGGATTGAACGCAACTGGAGTTTCTTCGGCGGCTGAATGGCTTTATCGCGGCCATCAATCTCGCACTGAGCGTCAACCAAGCCAAGTACATCGAAAAGTTGGCGCATGCAATCGCCGATATCTGACTCCGTATCCCTGTTCAGTGTTGTCGTCCCTGCCGCTGCGCGGGAAGCGTAAGCCGCTGTTATTTGCATAGCAACTTCTTTTCGCCGTTCACCGAGACGCTTGCGGACATTGAAATCATGTATGTAGTTGTCTGGTGCCGGGAGTATTACTTTCGTCGCCTCCCAAACCCACGTCTCCATCTCCGGCTGTCCCTTCCCCGATTCAGTCATAGCAAGCCCGCTTTCCATCGTTCCTTCGATAACTGAAGAGAATGTACATTTAAAGAATGGATTGTTATCCGATCACCGTGTTCTCTGCCATAATCCACTTCAAACTGTGCCGCCTCCATCGAGGCGTAGTAATTTCCAGTCGGCTCATGGGCACTTTCATGCCATGTGTAATAAACGAGCTGGCCTGCTCTTAACCGTCGCTGCCAATCGAGCAATTCGCGGACTCTCTTACCTGCCGCCCCGGTCTCAGTCATCGCGTTGGCTCCTTGAACGCCCGGTTGCGGATGACAGTGTGAACTTCATCATCCTCGTGCACATCGGCCTCGTTCGCGTCCATCGTCACGTAATCGCAGTTCTGGCACACGTAGCGCCAATCTGCGCGATTAGTTGATTCGTCTATAAGCGGCATCGTTTCCTCCGTCCCGCTCTCTCCCGCTTGTCAGCCATCACGCCCCCTCAACGATTCTGTAGTGTTTTCCAACTATCCGCGTACACTCGCTGGTGCAGTTCCCAGTACAGATGCCATCCGACCGAACGCACAAACGAGTTAGTCTCCGCTTGAATCTCGCGCTCCAGTTTCTCAAGCGTCTCTTTTGTCGGCGTCTTGTTCTCAGCCACGGTCAGCCTCCCCGCCAGATTCCCGTGTAACAGATTCCACGGCGTAACGCAGTTGCAAGGGCGGTTCACCGGGCTTGCTCAACTTCAAATGAAGCCCGCGATAGATTTTCTTTTGCAGCACTTTGCGGCCTCGCCAAAGCCAGCCCTGAAACGGCGTGGCATCCTGAATCACATTCGTGCGCTCATCGACGAACAGAACCAAGAAGTCCTGCCCTAAATCCTCCAACTCAACTCTCAACATTGCTTCCTCCCTGTCATGCCAAGAATGAATACGTGCGGGCCAACTCTCCTTGGCCTTGAAGTGCGCCTTATGCATTTAGGCACTCATGTCAGTCTCTCGAACCAACCTTCTTTTCTAGCGTCCTAGACTGTCCGGTTGCGAAGCCGATTACTGGATATATCGACTCCTTGTTCTACGTTCCGCGTGAACGCCGCCGCACGTAACTTGTGTCATTGCCCCTGCCTCCGCCAATCATTCCGTCCACGTAACCTTGAAGTACTCAGTGCTCAACGAGTCCGTGCGGAACGGTCCATCTGTGTGCTCATCGTCAATGGGCCGTCCGACTTCGACGCTGATCCCTGTCGCCTCTTTCGCCTCGGCCATGAATCGCTCCGCATCCTCTTGCGAGAAGTCACTTGCTTCAATATCCAGCGTGATAACAATCTTCATTTGCGCCTCCGCCAATCAAGGAGCCAAACTACGGTCTCAGCAGCACGTCTTCTTTGCCGAGCGGTTGCGTCCACTTCCAACCCTTCGTCGTCGTCACAATGCGGTCGTATCCGTTGCACTCCATGTTCGACAACAGAATGGATTCCCTAGGATCGTTGCGGGCCTTAACTTCCGCCAGCGTCTCTACTTTGCAGTGCGGCAAGTAGTAAGTCGGACTTATCTTCGTCCGGCGCGAGTCCAGATCGTTTGGCCCACGAGAGCGGGTGGTGAAGTAAAAGGCGTAGGGGACGGCATTGTATCTCTCGGTGATTTTCGCCGCCATCTTCCGCGCTTTCTTCACGTCCCATGAATCAATTGGCTTAGTGCTGTCTTCCGCCATGAAAGTACCCGGCGAAAGAAACGTAACAAAATGCGCTTCAACATTTTTACTCATTTGATCTCCTTCTCTATCCTCTCAGCCAGTTCCCGCAACGCCTCAGCCCGAACTCTTCCATCTAGCGACGCCTTGGAATCATATGCGGCTTGTTTGGCATCAGCTAACTCCCTGATCTCCCTTACCAGCCTCTGCTGCTCGGCGCGATGAAAGTCGGCCATTGCGCGCACAAGGTCCAAACGCGTGCCATTTAGATCGTAATCGCAAGGGCCTCCCATGACCCCGCTATAAAACGGCGCGAGCGCTTTCGCAGCACGAGATTTGAGTGTGTCCGGCTTAGTCATAACTGGCCTTCCCAATCCTCTTCCGGCTCGTCATAAATGCCGTCCGCCTCTCGCTCTGCCTCATGCATATCCCAGCCCGCACAAATCAGGCGATGCACAAATTGTTCGCGCGATAATCCTATGTCTGGCGTTGTGTCCGGCTTGGTGGTCATCTCAGACTCGCCCTTCAATCGAATCCTCAACCGTAAACTGATAAATCTTCCGCACAGAACCGCCGCACTTTGGGCAACGCCAATGCAGGTGCGCTACGGCTCGTCTGCCGCGCCATCCACAATGGTCGCATCCGCACTTGCAGCTTGCTTTACGAGTCCCGGTCATCCTCAACTCCTTCGTCCAGATCGTAATTCGCAAATGGCACGCAAAATTCTTCGCCAACCACAGCCACGAAAGGCCCGTCAACCATTCGCCCACAAAAATCACACTGCGACTGTTCGCTCGTTTGTTGCGACAAATCCAAACGGCGTTCGATCATGGGATGCTGCTCAATATCCCGCACGTTTGCTTCGCAGCACAAGTACTTCTCCGGTATCTCCTCTATCGGTTTACGGCGTGCCCGGACGATCATCGCCGCCTCACTTTTGCATCCGCGTTGCTTCCATGATCGGAATATTGGCTTCTGTGGGCACGTAGATGGTGGCGCTTTTGTCATGGCGATCTTCCATCATCTTGATCCATTGCCACTTGAGGTAAAGATCATGCTCGGTAAGTTGCTGGCCGATTTCCTGAATTTGCAATGCCACAGCCTGAGCTTCTATGACCGCCGCCTTCTTGTTCAGGTCCGCAGCGTCCAGCCGGGACTGCGCTTGGGCAATCTGAATCTGCTGCTCGTTTTTGGCCCGCGTTAAGTCTGCGAGTCCGTCCTGATGACTGGCCCATACCTTCCACTTCGGATAACCGACCAAAATCCAGAACAGAAGTATCGCTGCCGCAACGCAACCCCAAAAGATCACCGGAGTCCAATTAAACGTGTCCATTGAATCACTCTTTTCTCCCAAGGACTTACAGGCTTGGGGCCATTTCCCGCTGCAAGGGCTTGGAGTCTGCGCTACCGCTTGCCGATGTCATTCAAAACTGTATCGGCGCGGGCATTTTGTCTACGCTCTTGAACGACCCCCACCACCACTTCGCGATAAAACCCTTCGCCCGCATCTTCGGCAGAGCCCACTCGCAATTCTGATCGATCAACCAGGTCTCGGCCCAATCCGTTTCGCTTCTCACNGGTCGCCCGCTCATCTGAATAAGCGTCTGCGCCACCTGGTACAGGTCATAGTCCGGATCTNTGGCCTTGCGCGCCTTCACCAGAGAATCGGTCACAGAGGCNAAAGGCAACTTGCACAGAATCTGAAACCTGCACAAATCGTGCGGGAAGTCGTATCCCGTATCGAGACTTGGGCTCAGAAGCAGAACNGCCNTGTTTGAGTCCTTGAATCCAGCCACAACTTCCGCTTTGTCGTACTTTCCGTGAATCATCATGCGATTTCGGTGGATGGAGTTGTCGAAAATGAATCTTGCTCTTTTGTACGACACGCAATGCGCGATCCCCTTCCAGCCCTCGTCCAGTCTCGATCCTGCGATACGGTCGAACACCTCCAGCCACTCCCGCATCAGTTCGTCGTTCTGTTCGTTGATGTATGTCATGCGAATCGACGGGACATGGATGACCGGGCGGCGAGCAACGGGAAACGTACTCGGGTACTCCACAAATTCCATATCCGCGGGATCTATACCCAACATGGTGGCGGTCTTGGGACGGACTGTCGCCGATACCAGCACAATCTTCTCTATCCCCCGGAACAACGCCTGCTCCGCGTACCTCGCCGGCGACAGTGGATCAAACCGCACGCTGGCCATCCCGTCCGACTCGCTGACGATCCACTCGTCGTCGGTACGCATCGCGGCCAAGCGTTCCAACTTCCGTTTGAGATCGCGCAAATTCTTGAGTTCCCGCGACCAGCCACGGGTGCCACCACCACTGCCATCCGATCGCAGCCGCTTCTCCTGGTCCTTGACTCTCTCACTCACGCCCTCCAACTCCCCCTCCTGCGCCCACAACTTCCACTCCTCCACCGTCCATCCGCTGTCCGGCCACTGGATATGGAGCTGGAGACATTCTTTGCGTGAGAGATCGACACCGACGAACAACCCGAGAGCGTCTTCCGCTTTTTGCGCCTCGTCGCAGAACAGTATCTTCACCGGGCGATCCACACCCGCTTCCACCCCGAATTGCAGGTTTCCGCGTTCCTCGGAATTCTTGATGCCGTCAAAAAGCCAGCAGGCATAGTTGGTCACGATCATATCCGCGCGTTGTGCGGTACGGTAATCGTCGTAATATCCGCACCCCGCTCCCGCTGTGGATTTAAGTCTGCATTTATATCCGCACTGGCATGGCGCGTCGGTAACTGTCGTACCCGCTGGTATTCCCAACTGTGCCGCGATGGGACAGGGATAGTTATTCATGCCGCGAATGTCGTTGATTACATTTCGCAGGTCTCCGACATATTGATCCTCCAGTCCCTTCGTCATCGTCAGAACCGCCGATCTCCTGCCCGACATCAACGACGCGCCCGCCACAGCCAAAGTTTTCCCGAATCCCGGAGGCGCGCACAGAATAAATACCCGGCGCTCACTGGCGATGATCCGATGGATGGCATTTAATTGTGGATCGCGCCAGTTTGGGAACTTATCTCCATCCAGTCCATACTCGCACGGCGGCAGGACATCGGCATCCAGATTGATACCGGACACTGGCACAGGCGCGAGTCCATTCGGGTTAAGATTCAACGCGGCCATCACTGTCCTTGTGCCTCCCGCCGTTCCTCATCCATATCTTCAATCCACAACTCGAACGGTTGCAACTTTGGATCATCCGTGCAGTGCCAGCGCCACCTGAATCCATCGTCGGGATATGAGTGCCGGACGAAATCGGAATCTATACGCTCCCCGCTCATGTACATCCCCGGCAACTTCACGCCATCCGGCGTGAGTTTCTGCCACTCGTTTACCGGGTAGTCCACTTTGGTGCTGCACGATACGCCCGACCACAGTTCGTGATTGATCGCTCCCGGTTTATATCCGCCCCCGGTTTCGTCCAGATGGCATGTGCATTGCTTCGGTCCTTTACCTTTGCCGGGGATGCGCCAAATGACTTTCCAGCGGCGCATGCCCATGTTAGACGCTTGAGCCTGTACCCCACACAACCTCGACCACGGGTGCATGCCGCACCAAGCATCGCCGCCAACGCCGCCGCCAAACGTCACAATCGACCACAACGCGAACAATGCGAGTACCGCTCCTTTTGCGCCGGATCGTTCGGGGATTGGCAGGCGCTCGATCCAGTTCAGGCGGGTGAGCAGCCGATTGATCCCGGACGCATACGTTGATGCCAGCCCATTCGGGTTGAGATTGAGAGCCACAGGAGGTTACAGGCCACGTTTGCCGCGCGGGTACATCGTCCCACCGATTACGACATAATCCGGGTCTTCTTTCGGAGCCACCACACCACCATCGCCGCTGTATTTGTCTCCTTCTTTGTACATACCGATACGAGTAACTACAAAGAAGCGATCCTCCAGACCCTGCCGCATGATTCCCATCCTCGTAACGGCTTCGGCATTCTGATAGGTCTTGTTGCCATCCACCCACAAAACGTTTCCATTGTTGGTGCTGACACAAACTGCGTCGTACATTTCTTCTTTCGTCTTCACTTTTTCACCTCTGATTTAGTTGACGCTGCCGCTGCCGCCGCCGGGCACCCCGCCTGTCCGTTCGCTCCCGTGACCATCTTTGACTGCTCACAAAACCTCACCGGCTGTGATCCCAGATCGCATTGCACACCACTCGGCCACTTATGCTCCAATTTCACGCTCTCGCACTCAGCCCGCAACACCCCCACTGTCCGTTGGAACTCCCCATACTGCGGGAGTTGCTGAGACGCTGACATGTACGACGATTGCGCGAGTTGAGCTTTCAACTGTGCGTTCTCCAGACGCAATGTCTCCGTCTCGGTCGGCGTGTACTCCGGTGCGGGCTCATGTACAACTGTCGTGGGAGTGGCAACCGCACCAGTGGACGCGGATGGGGGATTGGAGGATGCGCCCGCCGATTGGCTCTTCGATTGCCCACGCCCATCGCCAACCAGTACCACTCCCACGATGACGATAGCGGAGACGGCTACTGCTGTCACCCTCCACCAAGTTCGATGCCGCGATAGATCGTTACGAAGTTGATTGCGAAGTCGATTCACTGTTGACTCCTTTCGTTTGAGTACCTCAATTCACTGATTGCCCGCAGGATGAGATTCATCGCGCTCTTGTATGAATCGGTAAATGGTGCAGCGGCGGTTTCGGCGGCGGCGAGCGCATCGGCTCTGCCTTTTTCCCAAGCAATCTCCGCAGGGTCCGGTTCTGGGACAAACGGGAGTGCGCTGCTCGGCACGTCATGGCATTCTCCGTTTTTATGGCACACTTCACACTGGCCTCGTGACACGCCCATAAACGGGTAACTCAAACTGGTTGGCCAATCATTCTTTACCCGGCACTCTTCACAGAAAAACATACCTGTCTCCCACTGTCCCCGTCATGCATTCCGTTCCGCCCGTTTCGCGGTTGTGTGTCAGATGGCACGATCGCAAATTGGTGTCGGTCTATAGCCCGGCCAGCCAACCCACCTGCGTAAATGACACGCCCTGTGTGTGCGAACACTAACGGGCGGGACGCGATGCACCATCCCAAGCATTGATAGCCTCACGTACTCGGCCTGCATCTCGTTCTGCTTCCTCTTCCGTGTACCACTCCACGCCCACGAACGGATAGCCATTTATCCAAACGATGGCTTGGTATACCGCTTTTGCCCACGGAGACTTGTGGCTATTTACGTTGACACTTATCTTGCTGGGTCGATCTTCCAGCATGTCGTATACGAATCGGGCACCCTCGGAGGATTGTATTGGCTTCTTCATAACTGTACCGATATCGGTCACTGTGTCCAATTCACCAGACTGTTTCGCGTAAAATAATCCTCCCGCCCATGCACGCCCGATCCGACAATCCGCAGAAATTGCCGATTGAAATTCTCCTTCACCGGTAAACTCTCGTGCGGAGTCAGTATTCCGATCTCATGCACGTCCCCGGCGCGCATCAGGGTGGCAGTATCGTAAGGGTACTGTTCAGCCAAGTGGCCGATGTCGCCGTCGATGGTTGTCTCTTCCTGTTCGGCATCCCACACCACGCAACTGCCATCGAGATTGTTGGCCAGTAGGATACGCACGTCCCGGTCGAGCGTCACACGATGCGGCAGTCGTCCCCACCCACCCCCACCCCNGCAGTAAATTTTATTCGGGTCGCGGCCCGCTTCGGTATGCAAGGCACGGCCAAACTTCGCTCTC